CCACCACCAGGATTACCTCCTGAACTTGCACAACTTCCGCCTGAGTTGTTAATGCAACTCATGCAAGGTGGAGGAATGCAAGGTGGAATGCCGCCAGGTATGCCACCAGGCATGTAACGATAAATCCTTACATATAGAGCAACCCTTGGAGGACTCAAAGCAATGAGCGAAATAACTGGCAATGAAGTCGAGACTGAATCGGCCCCTTTAGAGGGACAACCGCAGGAAGTTGTAGATGTAGTTGAAAACCTTAGCGAAGCGGAAATTCAACTGCTTCCTGTTGACGAGTACGGTGACAAATATGTTTCCGTTCAGGTCAATGGTGAAGAAATAAAAGTTCCACTCAAAGAGGCGCTTTCTGGGTACCAGCGTCAGGCGGATTACACCCGCAAGACACAGGAACTTAGTGAGCAACGACGTCAAGTTCAATTTGGTACAGCCTTGCAGGAAGCCTTGCAAAGCAATCCCAAAGAGACTTTGGAACTACTGAGTAAGCATTACGGACTAAACGAGTCAACCCTTTCGGAAGAAGAGGAACTCCTGTTAGACCCGGTTGAAAAGCAGTACCGACAGTTGGAACAACGAGTCCAAGCTTTTGAACAACAAAAAGCGATGGAGGAGTTGGACAGGACTGTTGCGACGTTGCAGAGCCGATACGGTTCTGATTTTGATGCAAACGAAGTTGTATCAAAGGCTTTGGCCATTGGTTCAACAGATTTGGAAGCGGTTTACAAGCAGATGAAGTTTGACAGTATTTACGAAGACGCACAAGTTGTTCGTGGATTACGTGCTAAGAAAGCTCAGGAGACTGAGCAACTTACACAAGCCAAACGGAGTTCTGGTGTTGTAAGCAGTGGAACATCATCTGTCAGTGCCGATGTATCAGCAAAACCTATTACATCATTGCGAGACGCTTTTGAAGCCGCCAAACGGCAACTAAACGTCTAGCGTTCAATTAAGGAGAAATCAATATGCCATCGGCAAATAGTAACTTTGATAACTTGCTCACAACTACGCTTGCGAACTATCGCAGCCAGTTGACTGACAACGTTTTCACCGCACGCCCACTCACCTACCAACTCATGGACAAGGGTCGCATTCGTATGCTTAAAGGCGGTACGAAGATTGTTGAACCTCTTATCTACGGCAAGAACTCAACTGTCGGTTCATATAGCGGATACGATTCGCTTGCTTTGACCCCGCAGGAAGGTATCTCGGCTGCTGAGTACGAATGGAAGCAGTATGCTGCATCCATTTCAATCAGCGGTATTGAAGAAGCCAAGAACAACGGTGAACAAGAAATCATCAACTTGCTCGAAGCCAAGATTATGCAGGCTGAAGAGTCAATGCGTGAGTCTTTCAACCAGATGTTCTTCGCTGACGGAACTGGCAACAGTTCAAAGGACTGGAACGGTCTTGGTAACTTGGTTGAATCCGGCAACACCGTTGGTGGAATCAACTCGTCAACTTCAGGCAACGAATTCTGGCGTTCGTACGAGGAAAACACCGCAACTGCGTTGACTCTTGCACAAATGGCAACTGCTTACAACACGACTTCGGTTGGTAATGACCACCCAGACGTCATTTTGAGCACCCAGACTTTGTTTGAGAAGTATGAAGCATTGCTTCAACCAAACCTTCGTTTCACGGACACTAAGACTGCAGATGCTGGATTCCAGAACCTGTTGTTCAAGGCTGCTCCGATTATGTACGACGTACATTGCACCGCTGGTGTTATGTACTTCCTCAACACGAAGTACCTCACACTTGTCGGCCACAGTGACAAGTGGTTTGCTCAGACGGACTTTGTCAAGCCAGAAGACACAGATGCTCGCTATGCGCTCATCATGTGCTACGGAAACCTCACCTGCCGCAACCGTGCGAAGCAGGGCAAACTCACGGCAAAGACCGCCTAAGACCACTAACCAATAAGGAGAAATCAAAATGCCATTAGTAGCAACTGACACAGCGGGTGCGGTAACACGCAAGCGTCTTGAAGCATGGGTAGCAAAAGAAGAAAAGGTAACTGTTGTTGCCGCTTCTGATGCTGCAACAACAATTACAGCAGCAACTCTTGCTGGTGCAGGTCGTGTGGTTTACACGATGACACCAACAGCAGCACGTACCTTGACCACACCAACTGGTGCGGAACTTGGTGCAGCATTCACCGACGAAGCAGTAGGGTCCTCATTTCAGGTCACTATTATTAACCTCGCTGGTGCAACGCATGCTGTGACTTTCACCGCCGGTGCATCTGGTGTAACAATTGTTGGTGGAGGTTCTGTTGCGGCAGCATCATCAGCAACATTTGTTGGTGTATTCACTGCAGCAGACACGGTATCTTTTTACCGAGAGTAAGTAATTGAATCTGGGGGGGTGGGCAGAAACCCACTCCCCTATTTCAAAAGGAGCAATAATGCCTTACAAGTATTCAATTCTTTCCAACCATGCGGATGCAACTCCTAAGGCTGGAACAAAGACTTCTAACTATCCTCCAAAAAAGGAAGGCAAGAAGCATGAGAAAACCGAATCAAAAGCAGAGCGTAAAGCAGAATATGGGAGTATGAGTTAACATGGCAAGCAAGAAGTCTGGTTATAACAAATCTGGTGGAAAAAAGAACGACCCAAATCGTGCAAAGTTTGTTGACAAGTATGTTAAACAAAACACGAAATCAGCTGACCGTCCTGCAACAAAGAAGCAAGCACGTAATGCTTACTATTTGACTTCTGTGGATGACAAAAAGGGTACTCGTGGGGCAAAGAGCACTGGTGCAAAAGCAAAGACACCTTCTGGTTTAATGTCAAGTGCTCGTGCAGATGGCAGGAAGCCTGGAACTCGTTCTGGTTCAATTTCTGGAACTCGTGCAGATGGCAATAAGCCAGGCGCACGTGTTCGTGGTATGGATAATGCTGGTCCGAATGTTCGTGCTGGTGTAGGTCGCAAAGCAACTTATCCTCCTAAGTCGGCCGGTATGGCTGGTGCAAGCAAGGAAAAGCGTGTTGCTGGAAAGCCAACACGAAACCCTTCAACAATTCGTGAAGGTGGTCCAAGTCAGTATTCCAACATGGATGCAGCAATAGAACTTGGTAGATACCTTATTGGAAGCAAGCCCGGAAAAGTTAAGGGTCGTGACATGCGTGCAAAAGAAGGTATGGGTTCAACTCGTGCAAAGACTTCAAGCAAGGCTCCACGTTCAAAGCCAAAGGCAACTGGTCGTCGAGACAAGAATCGTCGTACCTACTAATCATGGCTACTAAGAAGCAGAAACCTGCTGTAGCAAAACGTGTTGCTGACCGCAAAGCGTTTGTTAAAGACAAGGTTGCTTCAAAGGGTATTACTGCTAAGCAGGCTCGTCAGCGGTTTTATGTTCAGACTCGAATGGCTGAACTTAAGGCCGCTGGTAAGACTGTTACTCCTGAGATGCGTAAGCAGCTTCAGCAGAAGTTTCAGTCTGGCAATGTAAGTCGTCAGGGTTTTGCTGCACCAAAGAAGAAGACTGGTACAACTAAAAAGGTTGTTCCACTAAAGAGTGCTGTCAGGACTCCTAGTAGTTCATATATGGACCCGAAGAAACGACCTGCTGCTAAAATCCCTAATAGTTCATACATGAATCCAAAGAAGACTGGTAAATCTGCAGCGAATATTTCCTCAACTCGTACTGGTGTGAATGCTAATCATTCGCAACGTAGTGCCACACAGGTTATTCGAAATCAAGATGCTCTTTTGCCTAGAAGGACTAACCCATCAACTAGATATGCTCCGACCTATTCAATTGGGCAGTATGTTCGTCGTGCTGAAGCGTACACCCCAGGCAAAAAGGCAGTAGCAAAAAAGAAATAGGTAACAAATCGGGCTAGTTGTATATGAAAAACGCCGTACCTGCCCATTCTTACTACGGACAGCCAGTATTTGGTATCCGCCTAGCCCCGACAGCGGGAGCAAAGATTGCTGCTCCGTCTGCGCCCTATGTGGGTCGCAACCGCTGTATAGCCAATGAGGACTCTTGCGAGGGTCCGAAGGCACGGGGTACGGATTATTGCATTGGACATTTGAGGTCACAAGGACGGGCTAAATGAGTATTAGTTTGAACACTCTTCGCTCACAGGTTCGCACAATGGCTGACCTTGATGAAGTGGACTTGCCAAACACAATTGTTGACCAGTTTGCTCGTGAAGGCTTCCAACGCATTTATGCGCTGGAACGCCGCTGGCCATACCTACAAGAAACCTACACATTCAACACGGTTGTCAATCAACGAGAATACACCATTTCAACTATTGGTGACATTCGAGAAATCATTTCGGTTCTTGACACAAGTTCTTCTGGTGCACGTTTGACACTTCTCCCTTACGACAATGCTGAAGAGATTTGGCTTGGCAATACCGATGTTCCATCACGACCTTATTTTTATTCGTTCTGGGACAAGAAGCTTCAACTGTGGGCGAAACCAGACGCTGTGTACCCAATGACGGTTCGTGCTTTTAGGAACCCTGTTTATACTTGGTTGTCAAATCCCGATGAAACCATCGACCTTGACGAATGGTTTCATGCTTTGCTTCCGTACTTTGTACTTGGAAGAGTTTACCAAAGGCAAGAAGATGCACAGTTGTCTCAAATGTATTTGAATTCATTTGAACAAGGTGTTGGTCTTGCACGTCGTGACTTGATGAAAGCATCAAGTGCACAGCCAGTTGTTATGTCTGGTGGTCGTCAGTATCCAACTATGCGTCGTTGGTTGCAGACGCTTGGGGCGACTATTGGCCAATGAGCAATGTATCCGTTGAACGCTACGACGACTTTACTGGTGGTCTGAATCTTAGGGCTGACCAATTCCAGTTAAAGCGTAATGAGTCACCCGACATGCTAAATGTCGAGGTTGACCCTCGTGGTGGTTTGTTTGCTCGTGGCGGTATGCGTGAAATAAATAGTACTGCTATTACGGGTACATGGGCTCCACACAAGTTATATCCATTTGCTGGTGCAATACCATACTTGATGTTGGCTAACGGTACAAAAGTTTTGAAATCTACGGGTGGCAACTTTACTACTCTGCAATACTCTGCTGGCAATGATGTGGTCGCAACTGCTGCACATGGTGCCTGCATGACTACTTGGGGTAAGACTCTGTATATGACTACTGGTACTTCTGGTAGTGGTGGTTATTCTTGGGCAAGTACCGATACGTATGCGACTGCGTTGACTGCTTCTGGCACGAATCCTAAAGATTGGCAAACAACAGCAGATGCCTCCGCCCACAAGATGCCTACTGCGGAACATATTACGATTCATGCAAACAAAATGGTTGTTGCCAACACCATTGAAAATGGTGTGGCTTTTCCGAATCGTGTTCGTTGGTCTTTGGAATCAATTCCAGACAACTGGGACAAAGATGATTGTATTGATTTTGAGGGTGGTGGAGACGGCATAACGGCTTTAGCCGTTGTTGCCGGTCAGCTTGTTGTTTTCAAACCAACCGCAGTTTATGTTGTTTATGGATATGACTTTGCAGATTTTCAAGTTGTCCAGTTGTTATCACAACTTGGTGCATTGTTTCATGAACATGTTGCCGTAGCACCCGATGGTGTTTATTTCTTTTCACACCCACAGGGATTGTATTTTTACAACGGTACACAGTTGATTGACGTGTTTTCTAACTTGAAGTCAATGTATCCGGAAGGATTTATTAACTCTACTGAAGATGACCAAATACATGTGTCGTACGCAAATGACCGTGTTTGGCTGGCAATGCCTTTTTCAAGAACTACATCTGTGAATTATCCATCGATTTGTTTTGTTTATGACCCAACAATTAATGATGGTTCTTGGACTGCTTTTCAGATTGCTGATGGTTATGCACCAATTAGTGGAACCGATTGGACGAACTCTTCTGGTGTATCTAATCCATACATGATTCACCCTAATATTCCTCGTGTTCTTCAAGTTGATGTTTATACAGAGGAAAAAGATTTGCTTGCAACCGTTGAAACAAACTTTAGTTCATATTATAGAACTGGTTGGGTTGATGGTCGTTCTTATTCGATGAAGAAGATGTGGCGTAGACCAGACATTGTTGTTAAGCAGGTTGATACTGCAAGAACAATTAACGTCAAAGTGTTTCACAACTTTGAAGAAGCAAATGGTAACGAACGCAAAACGTTTAATATTTCACTTGATTCATCTGCGAGCGGAATGCTTTGGGGTGAAGGTCGTTGGGGTACTGGCAAATGGGGTGTCCAAGCAGCGGGAGCACAGGTTCTTCGTGGTTCTAATCTTGGTCTTGCACGTTCTGTGCAATTGTTGTTTACTGGTCCAGGTGGCTTGTATTGGGGTATTGACAGCATTGCATACAAATTTAATACACGAAAGGTTACTGGATAATGGCTATTACTATTCCACACAGTTTTACTAGCGGAGCAATCGCTTCAGCGTCAGAAATGAATGCAAACTTTAATGCCGTTAAAGCATATGTTGACGACATATCTGATGGTACAAATATTGATTCTGCTGCAATCACTAACGCAAAACTTGCTACTAATGCTGTTACTACATTAAAGATTGCTGATGCTTCTGTGACTTTTGCAAAACTTGACTCAGGAGCACTTACGAGTATTGTAGAAAATGACCAGACCATTTTGGCAAGTCAGGTATTTGGCTGATGGAATACATTGTTGTTCCAGCAATCAATACTCTTAAGTCGACTGATGCTGTAGCAATTCGTGAAATTACTTTTACTTTAATCAAAGAAATAACGAAACTAAGAAAAGAATTAGAAGACATGAAAAACATGCAAAGAGAAACATCAAGAAGGAGTGCTAACAGATAATGGCTTACAATCCAGCACTTTTTGAACAGCAACGCCGTGGGTTGATGGATAACTATTCTGCCACTGGTGCAATGCAGGCTTATGCTAATTTTATTTCAAACCAACGTGGAGCACGTGGTTTGCAAGACCTTCGTGAAGGTTATCAGAAACAACAGCAACCTTTGGTTGCGTCGTTTGGTCGTCGTGGACTACAAGGACCCAATGTTCGTTCCGGTGCTTTTAGAAAAGCAATGGCTGATTTTGGAAAGAATCAAACACGTGAAACTGCTGATTTTCAGCGTTCATTGGATGAACAGAACCAACAGTTTGGTTTTAACAACAGGCAGCGAGAAGCACAATACCAATCAGATTTGGCGAATCTTGAAAGTGATAAGGCTTCACAAATAGAACAAGATGCTTTGGCATTGATGCAGATGAGAGCAGGAGTTTAATATGGCAGCAGATAGAGGGACTAATCAGCAGGGCAAGAAAGTTGTTGCTACATCTCCTG